ATAATTTATTTGATAATCTAGCAATTAATTTGCATGAGGTTGCAGTTGAAAAAGGTTTTTGGCCTGAAGAAGTTGATGATATTTTTATTGCTAAGCAATGCATGATGATTGTTTCTGAAGTAACAGAAGTTATGGAGGCAATTAGAAAAGATAAAGGTGAAGAAGAAATAACAAAAGAGTTTGCAGATATTATTATACGTACTCTAGATCTATATGCAGGAGCAGTAGAAGCAGGGTATACTAGATTATCACTTGATCAAGCATTGAGAGAAAAAGTAGACTTCAATAAAACTAGACCAGAAAAACACGGGGTACGATTTTAATGTCAGTAACAATGGAAGAAGTATTAGCACAATTAGATCCACGCATTCGCAAGCGTTTAGGAGACGCTACTGGTCAAAAAGTTGAATATGCAGCAACCCCTAGTTTTGGTTTAAACCGTGCTCTAAAGGGCGGTCTTCCTTATGGTAGACAAGTACTGGTTTGGGGCTCAAAGTCTTCTGCAAAGTCCTCTATGTGCCTTCAGATGATTGCTCTAGCGCAAGCAGAAGGAAAGGTTTGTGCATGGATTGATGCAGAAATGTCATACGATTCAGCATGGGCTGATAAACTTGGGGTAGACTCAACAAAATTAATCTACTCACAAGCAAGAACAATTAATGAAATGGTAGATGTAGGAACAAATCTAATGAATGCAGGAGTTGATATTATTGTTATAGATAGTATTACATCTTTGCTTCCTGCCATATATTTTGAAAAGGATACAGATGAACTTAAGCAACTTGAAAATACAAAACAAATTGGAGCGGAATCTAGAGACTTTAGCAATGCATGGAAAATGCTTAACTATGCTAATAATAAAGTTAAGCCTACTATGCTTGTGCTTATTAGCCAGTCTCGTAATAATATTAGTGCTATGTATACTAGTCAGCAGCCTTCTGGCGGTCAGGCTACTAAGTTTTATTCCTCAGTTGTTATTAAGTTATTTTCCTCTGAATCAGATAATCAAGCTATTAAGGGCAAGATTCAAGTAGGAGATAAACTTATTGAAGAAAAAATTGGTCGCAAAATTAAATGGGAATTACAATTCTCTAAGACATCTCCTGGATTTCAGTCTGGAGAGTATGACTTTTATTTTCGTGGTGATAATGTTGGTATTGATGGCATTGGAGATCTTGTTGATACCGCAGAACTTGCGGGACTTGTAGAGCGCACAGGAGCATGGTATAAACTTGAAGATGGAACAAAGGTACAAGGTCGTGAAGGTTTTATCAACCGTGTAAAAGAAGATCTTGATCTTCAGGAATCTCTTAGAAATAAGCTAATGAATGCCTGAAGAAAGATTTAAAATATTTAATGGTGATTTTAATTGCCAAATATGTAAAGAAGACGTAAAGTCTTTGCGTTTGTGGATTCAAACAGCAGAACTAACTTGGATGTGCAGTAAAAAACATATTTCAAAAGTTCCATTAATTATGACAAAGAAGGACTATGAGCGAAAGAAGTGAGTCAAAAAGAATTGGTGCCAAACAGCACAAGAATTCTGGACGTGGTACACATAAAGGTGATGCTACATGGAGAAACTTTACAGTTGACTTTAAGGAATATCCAAAGGGTATAACAATCAATAAAGATATCTGGGCAAAAGCAGTAACGGATGCAATCAAAAATCATAATGATCCAGCAATCTTTATTGTACTTGGGGAAGCAGATTCAAAGGTTCGTTTAGCAGTAATAGAAGTAGAATTATTAGAACAACTAACAGAAGGGCAAGACAATGGCTGAACAAATTGAACCAGCAAAAACAACACTAGAGATGGTAAACGGTTTGACTGAAATTGCAGATTATATGCAAGATGAAGAGCTTACTGCTGCTCTGACATTTATTGCTAAGGTAATTATTAAGCCAGATATTCCAACGCAAGTAGCAAGTATTGAGATCGTAAGGTTACAAGCAATTGCAGCAAAGATGGCTTTTAAAGCAACTTGGATGGCAAATGTTGATAAGAATGATAGAGCAAAGAAAAATATTTACTATACTGCAGCGGAATCTATTAATAGCTTGGTGTCAGCACTCAAGTATATAATGCGCTAACCTGCTATACTTATATAAACAAAGGGAATAAAAATGACAAAAAGTTTACTAAAGCAGGTTATGCTAAAAGAGGCAGATAAGAAAGAAGCCATCACAAGGCAGAATATAATCTTTAATGCTGAAGACATGATTACAAAGATTAGATCTGGATACACGGTATCTCGTGGTCCAAAGATGACAACAAAGAAAACATTTGCTCCATCTACTATTGCATACCAGCATGGGCAATGTCCACGTTATTGGTACTTAGCATTTAATGGTAATGTGTTTGATGACTATACAGATGCCTATGGCGTTGCTAACATGAGTGCTGGAACTATGGGGCATGAAAGAATTCAAGGAGCAATGTTGTCCTCTGGAGTTGCAGTTCCATATATTAATGATAAAGGTGAAAAAACAACAGAGTTTAAGGTTATTGCAAATGATCCACCAATTTTTGGTTACGGTGACGTAATGTTTAATTGGGAAGGCGAAGAAATTGTTGGTGAAATTAAGACAATGATGAGTGAAGCATTTGAATACCGAAAGAAAACAAATAAACCAAAAGGTGCACACCTTATTCAATTACTTATTTATATGAAGATACTTGGAAAATCAAAGGGCGCACTTGTTTATGAAAACAAAAATAACCATGACTTAATGATTATTCCTGTAGAAGTAAATGATGGTTATCGTCAATGGATTGACTATGCATTTAATTGGATGCGTGAAGTTCGTAAAGCTTGGGAAGATCAAACACTTCCTACTAAAAACTATCGTGGAAATTCTAAGATTTGTAAGACATGTCCAGTAAAAGCAGCTTGTGCAGAAGCTGGCGATGGAATAATTAAGATAGCTTCTTTGGAGGAATTGAGTGAAACTTTGTAGCAGATGTGACTTATATTTCACACCAAAAGTTTCTTATCAGATTTACTGTAGTGAATCTTGTAGAGACGACGCTACAAAAGAAAAAATAGCAGAACGCTATCAGATTACTCGCAGACAAAAAAGAATTGGAAGAATTAGAAAATGTTTGGGCGGTTGTGGTGTTGATCTTTCAATCTATAACGACTCTGGATTTTGTTCTAATTGTAATATAAGCAAAAAAGAAGTTGATAAAATGTTAAAACAAATAAAAGGATTTTTTGATTATGAGCAAGAATAAGTGGGGGTATCAAGTACAACCAGACACAATATGTGCAATTGATGCAAGCACAAACAGCCTTGCATTTGCCTTATACACTAAAGATAATCTTGGAGCAATTGGAAAAATTAACTTTGAGGGAAATAACACATACGAAAAAGTAATGGATGCTGGTAAAAAAGTAAAAGCATTTCTTGACTTTTATAATGGATTTGAAGCAGTTATAATTGAGCATACTGTTTTTATGAACAGTCCTAAGACTGCTGCAGATCTTGCTTTAGTTCAAGGGGCAATTTTAGGAGCAGCAGGTCAATCAGGAACAAAAGTTATTGGAAAGGTGTCCCCAATCACATGGCAAAATTATATTGGAAACAAAAAAATTTCTAAAGAAGAACAGCTTTTGATCCGTGCACAAAATCCAGGCAAATCTGTTTCTTGGTATAAATCTCATGAAAGAGAACTACGAAAACAAAGAACAATTAAATTTATAAATACTATTTATGATAGAACAATTACAGACAATGATGTTGCAGATGCTTGCGGTATTGGTCATTGGGCTATTAAAAACTGGGACAAAGCAATAGGAGTTGATAAATAATGCCTGAGTTAAATGCAAACATACCACCGATAGAGTGTTACGTCCGTGGTAATTTTTTAAGAGACCAAGAAGATAGCCATGATCAATATTTTCCATGCGTTATATTTGGTGTATCAAGTATTAAAAGTAGAAGTCCCTTATTTCATTTTTTAATGGAAGACGGTGGTATCTGGTGGAGAATGCCAATTAATGCTTTTTGCACTAAGCCAGGAGTACCAGAAGAGCCAATTCATAATCTTGTTCTTTGGAATTCTTTTAGTCCATATGTTTCAGTTACAAAGTTTGAAAACTTGAGTAACATGAGAATGTCCTATCTTGATAGATCTAAGACAACTGTACCTGGAACATACCTATTTACACTTGATTGGCACAACCCAGAAACAAACATTTTAGATGATGGGTATTCTGAAAATCCAGGTCAGCATAAATGTGGTCACGTCATTCAAAGAGATGATGGAAATTTTGCAATACAGCCAAATAATCGGGTAAGGCTAAAGGAGCCATCATTTGTAACAAAGAAAGATCTAGTAATACAAAGACTCATTAATACAAACAAATGGGATGTTGAGAGTTACGATAAGTGGATACTTGAAGACTCTAATGCCTACAACTATGATGTTATTAATACGGAAGTTGACAAATAATAATATGGCTGCTAAACTATATACATCAGAGGTTTTTATGCGTAAGAGGTATCTTATGGATAAAAAAACCCCAGAAGAAATTGCCAAAGAGTGTGGAGCAAGCGTAGAAACTATCTACGTTTATCTTGCTAAGTTTGGATTAAGGAAGTCAAAACGATGAACAAGTTACAAAAAACCATTATTGGTCTTGGTATTGCTGGAGCAGTAGGAATAACTTATATTCTTACAATATTTAAAGTTTTGCCAGAGGCATTTGATTTAGAAGAGGATGAGCCAATTGAGTAATAATTTAAACATTACAGTTGATCAAGTCAATCATCCACAACATTACACAACAGATCCTTCAGGCGTAGAATGTATAGATATTACTCGCCATCGCAATTTTAATATTGGTAATGCTTTTAAGTATCTCTGGCGAGCAGGTCTTAAAGATGAATCAAAAACAATTCAAGATCTTGAAAAGGCAATATTTTATATCAAGGATGAAATTAACAGGCTAGAGGGAAAATATGTCAACTGAAGAAGATTTAGTAAAACATCTTGATCAGGTAAATACTGTTGTCTCAGAGTATCTTAAAGGAACTGACCCAACTAGAATTTCTAAAGAATTAGCAATTCCTAGAGTTCGTGTTGTAGAACTTATAAATGAGTGGAAAGTCATGGCTTCCGCTAATGATGCAATTCGTGCTCGTGCTAAGGAAGCACTTGCCGCAATGGATGCTCACTATAGTAAATTAATTACAAAGTCTTATGAAGTTATTGATGAAGCCTCTATGGTAAATAATCTTAGCGCAAAGACACAAGCAATTAAGCTAGTTGTTGATATTGAAAAAGCAAGAATTGATATGCTACAAAAAGCAGGCCTTCTTGAAAACAAAGAACTTGCAGAAGAAATAGTTGAGATTGAAAAAAGACAAGAAGTTTTAGTTGGTATTCTTAGAGATATTGCTTCCACTCATCCAGACATTAGAGACCTAATTATGTACAGACTTTCATCTGTTGCAAAAGATGGGGAAGTGATTACCGTTGTCCACAATGTTCAATGATTTTTTTGAGGCACTAAAAAATAATAACTTTGAAGAACTTCCAGTAGATGCTAAAACATTTGTTGAGGGTGAAGCATATTTAAATCAGCCACCACTTTCAGATGTTCAATACGACATAGTTGAAGCAATGAGCCAAATATACAGAGAAGAAGACCTTGTTGATCTTTTGGGTGCAGAAGAAGGCCACCGTTACTATAAAAAATATACAAAGAATGAAGTAATTCTGCAACTTGGCAAGGGATCTGGAAAAGACTTTACATCAACTGTAGCGTGTGCATACATAGTATATAAACTATTATGCTTGAAGGATCCTGCTAGATATTTTGGTAAGCCTGCAGGAGATGCTATTGACATTATTAACGTTGCCATTAATGCTCAACAGGCTAAGAACGTTTTCTTTAAAGGTTTTAAAACCAAGATTGAGAAGTCTGAATGGTTTGCAGGAAAGTATAATGCAAAAGCTGAAAGCATTGAGTTTGATAAAGCAATAACTGTTTATTCTGGTCACTCAGAACGTGAATCACATGAAGGGTTAAACCTTATACTTGCAGTACTTGATGAAATTTCTGGGTTTGCACAAGAAGTTGGAACTGGCAATGATCAAGGAAAAACTGCTGATAATATTTATAAAGCATTCCGTGCATCTGTTGACTCTCGTTTTCCAGATCTTGGTAAGGTTGCACTTCTATCATTCCCACGTTTTCCAGGGGACTTTATATCACAAAAATATGAAGATTCAATTATGGAAAAAGAAGCAATAACATATACACACAGATTTATTATGAATCCAGATTTCCCAGATGACCTTGAGGGTAACTATTTAGATATTGCCTGGGATGAAGATCAAATCATTGCCTATAAATACCCTGGAGTATTTGCATTAAAAAGACCTACATGGGTAGTAAACCCTACTCGTAAAATAGATGACTTTAGGTTAGCATTCTTTACAGACATGGGAGATGCCATGCAACGCTTTGCTTGTGTACCAACATTTGCATCCGATGCATTCTTTAAACAAAAAGATAAACTTGAAAAGTGTATGACTCTTAGAAACCCAATTGATAATAATAAAAGGTTTGATGAATCATTTAAGCCAGATCCAGACAAAGTTTACTATGTTCACGCTGACCTTGCACAGAAACACGACAAGTGTGCAGTAGCAATTGCACATGTAGATAAGTGGGTAAACTTGCAAGTAGTTAAAGATTATGAACAGGTTGCTCCAATTATTATTGTTGATGCTGTGGTTTGGTGGGAGCCAAAAGTAGAAGGACCAGTTAATCTTTCTGAGGTTAAGCAGTGGATTCAAAACCTTCGCA